ATTTATCTGGCTCCCCGACCTGGACTCGAACCAGGGACCTGCGGATTAACAGAACCATACTCTTTCTCAGCGCAAAAGCAAGCCCCGTCTGGTTTTTTGTGTTTTTGCTGTTCAATATAATGAAGAAATCTCCCCCTCGAAACCCTTGATTTTGCGTGGAGCATTTGTCTTTTATTGGACAGTTTGAAGGTCGTGTAAACCGCCTCATTCCGGCCTGTTTGTGGCTTGCCGGTTGCGCGGATACTGTGCAGTATGGCAAAAGACCGTTCAAAACCTCTTTCTGAAATTACATTCCATTGCAAGCAGCCTGCATGCTGCCAATCGTTCAAGGTTGAGCCTGGACGGGTGGAGGATGCGCCGGAGCTGGAGGCACACCCGTTTTTATATTTCGCGGCTTGTCCGAAGTGCGGGACTGAGTGCGAGCAGGTGCATTGGGAACGGAATCTATTGAGCGCGTGGCGCAATGCCACGGGGCCGCGCACCGAAGAGGGTAAGGCTGCTGCGGCCAACAATCTTGAGGGACACCCCACACCAGACGAAGCATTGCGCACGCGTTTCAATGCGATGAAGCACGGGCTGAATGCGCGGACGGCCACCTACTTTCCGGCCAAGCCGGACGGGTATGCGTTCTGCAAAGCGTGCGAGGTTGACCGGGTGTGGTGCAAGGCGCAGGCGGCTTGTTCCAAAAAAACCGAGCTGTTCATGCAGCACCATGCGGCTTTCGAGCAGAAGAACCCAAAGCACTTGATGGGGATTTATGCCGACCTGCAAGCCTCTATTTTTGCGGTGGTGCAACAGATACTCCAGACGATCATTGCGGACGGGGTGAAGATCACAACGCCGGAGTGGTACACCGACCGCGAGACGGGGCGCGTGGTGATTGCACAATACACGGACGCGAACGGGGCTCTACGCACCATTCCCAACATCGAGGCACATCCGCTGTTCCGGCCTTTGGGTGAAATGCTGTCGCGCGCCGGGCTCTCGCTTTCCGACATGGGGATGACACCCAAGATCATCGACAACGAAGATGCGGAGCTGGGCAAGTTGAACGATGGCACTGCACCGCGCGAAGAGATGAGCGATTACAGCCGCCGGCAGGTCGAGGCGCTGGAAGGGTTGGCGGCAGTGATGACTCGGGCCCAGCAAAACAAGGCGCGCGATCCGGTGTTGATCGAGCATCAGGCGCAGAACGGCAATGGCTGACCGGATCAATTCGGGCGAGCGCATCAAACTGCAATCCCGCGCGGAGGTGGAGATCATGCGCTATGCGCAGGTTGACCCGGTGACGGGGATACGGCCTCATGCACTGTGGCACAAGCATGTCCACAATGCCGACCTCGATCCGATGCAGGTGTTGCGGATGATGGAGATGGATCAGCACCCCAACACGATCGACTTTTCATGCCGCCGCACGCGCAAGACTTCCACGAAAGAGATTTACAACATGGAGAAGCTGGCCACTTCTCCGGCGCTGGAGCTGGGCATCGTTGCGCCGCGCGAGCAACAGAGCACGAATAATCTGAATTACATGCTGGATGCGATCAAGCGCTCGCCGATTCTGGAGGGATACATTGCCTTCAACCGTGGGCGCAGGCGGCTGAACGATACGGGGTTTGTGTTTGCGAACGGGTCGAAGGCGACAGCTTACGGGATCATGGGGCAGATCGACGGCGATTCGCTGGCGATGGCCTCGCTGGAAGAGGTGGACGACATGCCTTCCGACCGGCTGCTATCGCGCTTCCTGCCGATGCTGGGCGCGTCGGAGCGCATCGGGATGAAGATCAAGATCGAGCCGGAAATCCGCATCTCGGGCGTGTTCAAGGGCGCGGACGTGCTGCAAGGGCTGATCAACTCCGGCCAATACCATGTACTGCCTACGGTGGACGTGTACACGGGGTTGGAAATGGGCATCATCGGCCAGGCGTGGGTGGATTCGATGCGCGCGCAGCAGACCGAGGGGGAATGGCTGCGGCAGTTTTTGTGCCTGAACATTTCGGCGCAGAACTGGATATGGGAAAAGCATGTCATGAAGGCCAAGGCGGTGGGGCTTGCCGCCGGGCTGGAGATTGCGGAGCCGTTGCCGGGGAAGCGTTACAAGCGGCGCGGGCTGATCGCGTTCGGCTATGACCACGGCGGGCACGGCGAGAGCATGAAGGCGTCGCGCGGCTGTCTGGTGGTGGCGGAGCTGATCGGCAACTTTGTCACGTTCCCGCGCGTGCGTTTCTGGCCGGCGGATGCGGATGAGAAGGGGATCGAGCGCGACTTGCTGGCGGAGTGGGAATATTTCAAGCCGGATTATGCGATGGGCGATGCCTACGGCATCGGGCTGATGACTTCGGTAAACGATGCGCTGTACCGCAAGGGGCTGGTGGAGGTGGACCGCATGACGGTCGGCGACGGGGCCAGCTCGCAGAGCACCTGGACGCAGTGGGCGTTCTCGCCGATCCGCTTCCAGGGCATGACCAAGCACGCGATGGCTTCGGCGCTGCGCAGCGTGTACCACAACGGGCGCGCGGCGATGCCGTATTTCGACGAGGAAGATCCGCGCTGCGCCGATTGGCGCGACCTGGTGCGGCAGCTCGGCAACATCAAGGAAGTGAAAACCAAGTCGGATTATTCCAGCTTCAAACAGGTGGACGAGAAGATCGGCGATGACGGATTCGATGCGTCGTGCGCGGCGGTGTGGGCGCTGCAATGTCGCGGGGCGGAGGATGTGCCGACGGTGATCGGTAGCCGGGTGCAGTCGCGCGAGGCGCTGATGGGCTTGCCGGAAAGGCTGGCGGCGTGAGGCATCATTTTTTTGTAAAGCCGGAGCCGCCGTATGCGGAGCCGGTGCTTCGCCCGCTGCGTGAGTTGAAACCGGACGAGCAGGCGAAAGTGGCGCGGAATAAGGCTTCGGTATATGCGCATTTGCCGGAAGCGGTGCCGTTTATCAAGGAGCTGCACGAGGCGGGGATGATTGACGGGTGGCGCGGGGTTGGCGAGGTGGTTTTGTTGAACAAGGGCGATTCGTGAATCGCCCCTACAAGAGGAAATAATCATGGGACTGCTTGACGGGTTGAAGGCGCGGGCGAAAAGTGCCGCAGTGAAATGGGGTGGCGGCGTGCCCGCTCAGATGCTGCCGAACGAGAACGCCGCGAGGAACGCACCGACCAGCGAGCGGGGCTATCGGCCTACGCCGGAAAACCAGCTCGCTTATGCCTACCGGCAGATGTGGGTTGATCCTGTTTTACGCCAGTCGATTCTCGACATCCGCGAGATGGACAAGCTCGACGGGCGGGTGAAGCGGATACACAGCAAGATGGCTGGGCATATCGTCAAGGGCGGGCTGGTGATGTTGCAGGGCAGCCCCAGCGAGGTGCTGGCGCGGGAGTGGGATGCGTTTCAGCGCCGGGTGCAGTTGCACCGCATCGAGAAGCTGAAGTCCGACGCGCGCGGGCTGGTGATGGAAGGCAACCTGCCGCTGCAATGGGTGCTCGATCGGGAGTTCAGGGTGGATGCCGGTTTGCGTATGCCGTCCGAGACGATCCTGCCGAACGTCGGGATGGATGGGCGGTTCAAGGATGTGAGCAAGGCTTATTCGCAGTTGGACATCATGACCGGCGCGGAGCTGGCCAGCTTTCCGCTGTGGCAGTTGTGCCTGGCGCGGCTTGACCCGGACAACTTCGACGACATGGGCAGCATGGGCAGGCCGTTCCTCGACGCGAACCGCACCACCTGGCGCAAGCTGAACATGACCGAAGAGGATCTGGTGATCCGCCGCCGGATGCGCGCGCCGCTGCGCATGGCGCATGTGCTCAAAAACGCGAACCCGGACGAGATACAGAAATACCGCGACCAGGTGGAGAAGGATCAGGCGAATGGTGTAGTGACGGACTACTACATGAACAAGGAGGGCGGCGTGAGCGCGGTGCAGGGCGACAGCAACCTGGACCAGATGGGCGACATCGTGCACCTGATGGAAACCTTCTACGCGGGCGGGCCTGCGCCCAAGGGGTTGATGGGCTACACCGAGGGCATGGCGCGCGACATTCTGGAAGACCTGAAGCGGGACTATTACGACGAAATCGACGTGGCGCAGGATTCGATCTCGTACTCTTACGAGGAAGGGTTCCGGCTGCACTTGCTGCTGAAGAACATCAACCCGGATGACGAGGATTTCAAGATCACATTTGCCGAGCGGCGCACCGAGACGATGACGCAGAGCGTGGACATTGGCCTGAAGATGAAGGCGCTGGGTTACCCGATGAGCATGGTTTTCGAGCGGCTGGGCGACGATCCGGCTTATGTCGAGGAGCGGAGAACTTCGGATGCGGAGAATTACGATCCCTATCCCGATGCGGGCGGCGTCGGGCAAGATGCCGCCGTGCCCGCGACCGTGCAGCGGCGCGCGGCGAAGGTGAGCATCACGCCGGGGAACGGGCGCAAGGGCGAGTCCGGGACGAGCATAAGCAATGGCTGATCACGCAAAGGCCGCGATCAAGCGCGCCACGCTGGTAGCACAGCGCGAGGTGGCGCGGCTGGATGCCGCTGCGGCGGATGAGTTGATACGGTTGTATCAACAGGCCGCCGATGACATCGCGCGGCGCATCGCCGCCTATGCCGGGAGTGATGCAAATGTGTCGTTGCAGGAGTTGCAGAGCGTGCTGGCGCAGGTGAATGCGCGGCTGGATACATTAAACGCTGTGCGGAATACATTGCTCAATGACAGCCTGGGCGCGGCGGCGGAGCTGGGGACGCAGCCATTTACGGCGGCGGGTTTGGGCGTGATAAATCCCGCCCCTACGGCGTTGCTCACCTCGGCGGCGGCGATGACGATCAACCATGAGGCGCTGCAATATGTGCGCACCTTTGTGGCGGCGGATGGGTTGCAGTTGTCGGATCGCGTCTGGCGGCTGGATCGCCATGCGCGGGACGTGGTGGTGAACCACATCGAGCAGGCGGTGATCCAGGGGCACGGCGCGGCGCAGGCGGCGCGGGAACTGCTGATGAAAGGGCAAGGCGTGCCGGGCGACATCGCCGACAAGATCAACGCGGCGAATGCGCAGGGCATGGGCAAGGCGGCGGGGGAATTGCTGACGGGTGACGGGTCGCCGATGGTCAACGCGATGCGGCTGATGCGCACCGAGATCAACCGCGCGCACGGCACGGCCTACGCCAAGGGCGCGCTGGCGCATCCCGATGCGGCGGGGGTGCGGTTTTTGCTGAGCCCGGCGCACCCGAAGCCGGACATTTGCAATCTGCTGTCCACGCAAAACCTGTACGGCCTCGGGGCTGGGGTGTATCCGTCGGTGGCGGCATCGGGTTGGCCGGCGCATCCGAATACTCTGAGCTTCCTCGAGGTGGTATTCAAGGATGAGGTGACGGCGGCGGACAAGG